GCCAAGATGCGTAGGCGCAACGTTGAGAAGAAGAAGATCAATGACGCACTGAACGCCCTGCCTACTGCAAAATAACCTCTGTTCCAGGAGCCCCAACCATGACCGCCCTCAGCATCCAGCCCCCCTACCCGGTCGTCACCGACACCGACGGCCAGCCGCTGGAAAACGGCTACATCTGGATCGGCACGGCGAACCTCAATCCGCAGACGAACCCGATCTCGATCTACTGGGACGCCGCGCTGACGCAGCCTGCGGCGCAGCCTGTGCGCACTCTGGGCGGCTATCCAGCCAATGCGGGCAACCCCGGCAGGCTGTACGCCGCGACGAACTATTCGATTCTGGTGCAGAACTCGCGTGGCGTGACGCTGTACAGCGCACCGCAGCAAACGGAACTGTACGGCACTGCCAGCGGTGGCACGGGCCTGACGTCGTATGTCGTCGGTGATCTGCTGTATGCCGACAGCACGGCCTCGCTGGCTCGGCTTGCAGACGTGGCCACAGGTAACGTGCTGCGCTCTGGCGGCGTGGCGACTGCGCCGGCCTGGGGGAAGGTGGATCTGGCGACGGACACGGCGGGCGACATTGACCTTACGACGCAGGTTACGGGCACGCTGCCAGCGGCGAATGGCGGCACAGGGCTGTCGTCGCCTGGGACGTCAGGCAACGTGCTGAGCTCAGACGGCACTACATGGCAAAGCGTGGCTGTCAGCACGCTGGTGCCGGACGCTACCGACTCTGTGAAGGGCGTGGTGGAACTGGCTACCGACGCCGAGGTTCAGGCCGGCACCGATACGACACGGGCGATCACGCCTGATGCGCTGCGGAAGGGGGCGTTGGTGTTGGATACCGCTCAAGCAAGCACCAGCGGAATCGCTATTGATTTTACGGGGGTTCCGAGTTGGGCGAAGCGAATTACGGTGATTTTTGACCAAGTGAGTACAGGTGGATCTTCAGACATTTTGGTCCAAATTGGAGACTCTGGAGGAGTTGAAAGCACTGGATATGTGTCCACGTCTACGGGAACAAATGCTGCTGGCGGCGGCACTTCAAGTAGCACGTCGGGCTATGTAATTCGTTCAACTAGCGGATCTAGTTCGTTAATAGGTCATGTTTTTCTTACTCAATTAAGCGGGAACACTTGGGTTGAGTCGCAAATTTTGACGACAGAAGTAATAGGTGTTTGTAATTTTGGCGGCGGCAAAAAGACTTTATCTGACACTCTTGATCGCGTTCGTATTACAACCGCCAATGGAGTAGACACCTTCGACGCGGGCTCCATCAACATCATGTACGAGTAACCCATGCAGCCCAAGCCAGCCCGCCACATCATCCGCTGGATCCTGCGCAAGACCGGCTTCGCGGGCGTGTGCCTCGCGCCGTGGGGGATCTACATCCTGGCCGAGCATATGTACAGCAACCGCCTGATCCGGCATGAGCAGGCGCACTGGCAGCAATGGCAGCGCATGGGCACGGTGCGGTACTATGCAACGTACATCTGGCAGGTGCTGCGGCATGGATACCGCAATGCGCCGATGGAACTGGAAGCCCGAGCGGCGGAGCAAAAATGAGCCTGACACTCGAACAGAAGTCGGACATCGTGACAGAAGTCACGAAGGCTGCGCCCCCGGTCACGGTGGCCGGTGCTACGATCGCCGGCATGCAGGTCAATGACATGATTCTGTGGGCGACGTTGCTCTACCTCGTTCTCCAGATAGGGTTCTTGCTCTATCGCTGGGGGCGCCTGCATTTCACCGGCAGGGACGACACATGAAACACGCAGCACTGGCTCTGATTTTGGCAGCCAGTGCCGCGCAAGCCGACGTCGTGGCGATTGCGACGAACGAGAACATTCGCTTGGAACTGCACAACACTGCCGGCCCGTGTCAGGGGCGTGCGCTGTGGGCGGTGATCACTGACGGCACGCGCACGGTTAGCGGATGCTGGATTCCGCAGCCGCCAGCAGAGATTGCCGTGGCGTGGTTTGATGGCGACTACACGACGTTGCCGATTTCGATATTCCGCGAACCGGAGAAACTATGAACCCGCTGTTTATGGGCCCGCTGCTGGAGGTGGGCAAAACCCTGCTGGATCGCTTCATCCCCGACCCGGAGAAGAAGCGCCAGGCCGAGGCAGAATTTCTGTCGATGGCCATGCAGGGTGAACTCAAGCAGGTCATCGCTCAACTGGAAATTAACGCCAAAGAAGCCACGCACCCGTCAGTGTGGGTGGCAGGCTGGAGGCCGTTCGTCGGCTGGACGGGAGGCCTAGGCCTGCTGTACGCCACGCTGGGGCAACCAGTGCTGACTTGGGTGGGCCTGATCCACGGCTGGCCTGCGCCGCCGACGGTGGAGACGGATCTGCTGTGGGTGGTGTTGTCCGGGATGCTTGGCATCGGCGGCCTGCGCACCTACGAGAAGGCCAAGGGAGTGGCAACGAAATGAACGACCTTGACTGGAAGCGCTGGCCGAACTTCCGCAAGGAGGAGTTCAACTGTCGCTGCGGCTGCGGCCGAAATGAGATGCGCCAGGAGTTCATGGATCGCCTGCAGGCGCTGCGATCGGCCTACGGCAAGCCGATGCACATCACCTCGGGCTACCGCTGCACCAATCACCCTGTGGAAAAGGAAAAGGTGCACCCAGGCATGCACACCACCGGCCTAGCCGCCGACATCGGCGTGAGCGGATCTGAGGCCGTGGAGGTGCTGCGGCTAGCGTTCGATGCCGGGTTCAGGGGCGTCGGGGTCCAGCAGAAAGGCGGCGGGCGGTTCATCCACGTGGACCTGCGGGAAGTGCCCACGGTGTGGAGTTACTGAGGCTCCGTATTTTGATGGCGCAGGCATAAGTAGTACCTTCGATTATTGGTGTGGCCCACACCTTTGACGATGCCTTCGGCCTCAAGCGCGCGCATCCACTTAGAGATGGCGCTGCGATCCATTCCTGAGAGCTTGGTGAGTTCAGTTACGGATCTGGATGGAGCCTTGAGCACCAAAGCGATGAGGTCTGCTACCTTGTTGCGCTGATCGTTCTTCGGCATGTTGTGGAATCCTCATTTCACACGGCACGCCCTCCAGTTCCCACGGGCCTGTCCATGTCTGCCGCTCATGCGGCGGGTCGGTGTGGCGGCGGCAGGTTCGGCACTCTTCGGCACCGTACCCTGCGCAGCGGGCGACGTCGGCTGGGAGGGTCATGTCTGCGCCTCCATTTCGGCCCGCGCCCTTTCGTAAACCTCGCGCAGAGCCGCGCTTAGCTTGACTTGAGTGGCTCGCACCTGTGCCCACGCCTTCCGCCTGCGGGCTGCGTAGATCCACCACGGGTAGAGGTGGTTCTTGAGTCTTCTGATTCTGGTGCGTTGTTTCACTTCTTCCCCCCAACCCGGTACGCCAGCTCAGCCTTGAGGTAGCCCGCGAAGAAAGCCTCTACAAGCTCCCACGATGGGAAGCGCTCCAGGCACACGTCCTTTGCGAACACCGTGTTGTCAGGCGCGGCGTACAGATAAATCTCCCCGGCCACGTGACGATTGCCAACCTCGCGCAACTCAAACCCGCACTCCTTGGCGAGTCGGAAGCAGTTGTCGATCTTGTGCTTGATGGTGAATGGTCCGTTCATGTCTTGCTCCTCGCATTCCAGACCACCGCGCCAACGCTGCACAGCACAGATGCCGCGAACGCGCAGAGAGATGCCCAAAACGCCCACCCATATTCCGGTTTGCGTATGCCCGCAATCTCAACGATGCACTGCACGGCGAACACCATGGCGGTGATATGGACCGCTGCACGTAGCCAGAAGTAGTCGATCTTTTTCATGTCTTGCTCCTCCTGTGCTCCTCAAGAGCGGTGTTGATGATGTAGAGCAGGTCGTCCACGTTGCCGCCCTTCAGCGTCTCGCGGATCATGTCCAGCGCCCCGGCGAGCTTGACGTTCGCTGAGCGAAGTCGGCGCAGTTCGGCTGCGGCTTCTAGGTCAGGTCCACCAACACCAGTGTGGAAGCACTCCACTAGCGCATCAGCCAGCCGGGCTTTGGGTTGGGTCATTTCTGTCCCTCTGCTTTGGCGACTGCGGCCATTGCCGCCGCGTACCGCTTGGGGTGGTGTTTCTTGATGTAGGCGGAATTTGTGAAGCTGATCATCGCCTTCAGCAGTTCAGCGTTAATTGCCTCAAGCTCCGCCAGCTTCTTGTCCTGCTCGTCGATGATGCCGCAGGCAGATTCGTAGGCCTTTTCTTTGCGGTACAGGTCTTGCCAGTCCTGCTCCTGCTGCGGTGCGTTTACCCACTGCTCGAAAGGTATGCCGTTTGGATGCTGGTTATCAACCACTGTGCATTTGATACGCACTGTTGGCTCCTGCTCCTCCTGCGCCATCTCCCGCAGCGTCGGCCTGCGGGTGTACCCCTCGTCGCGCATGCGTTGCGCTCGGGTGGTCTCGGCCTCCTGCGCCAGCACGGCCTTAACTGCGCTGATAGCCTTCGCAATCTTCGCCACATCGGCATCCATCTCAGCGTGCCGCTCGGGCCGGTATCCAGCCATCGCAGCGTGGTACTGCGCCGCTTCAGCCTGCGCCGAGTCGTAGCCGATTTCGAGCGCCTCCAGTATCAGCGGCGGATTGCGACAGCAGTCGATTACCTCACACACGCCGTCTTCGTAGACGGCGAAGTGGGCGCGGGCCTGCTGAGCCAGCGCGTCGCGGAGGGCGGTGATGGCTTGGCTTGTCTTCCAAATAGACCGCGTTTGCTCAACGTGGTACTCCAACGCCTCCAGCGCCTGCTGGGCGGCGGCTCTCAGGTCAGCCATTGTTCTTCTCCTTTAGCGCTTGTTCGATGGCGCGGGCGAAAGCCAGATTCCACCCACCCTGCTGCCCAGGCGTCTCAATGCCCATGCGTCGAATCTCCTTATCCGTCAGCGGATGCCACTCGCGGCGGGGTGGGTGGGTGTAGAGGGGCAACTCACTGTCGTCCTGCGGCGCGATGTCGCAGGGGGTCTGTGTAGCCCCATCCAATCCCCGCGCACACACCGCACAGAGCTTGGCGCGCTCGCAGGTTTCGCCGCACTGGTTGCGTGGTTCGGGCTGCGCCAGCGCCTTGCGGAGGGCGGTGATGGCGTCGTTGGTTTGCCAGTGCGGGTTGTGCTGCCAAGCGGCTAACAACGCCTCCAGCGCCTGCTGGGCGGCTTCGCGTAGCGTAGTCATACCAACACCTCCGCAATCACCAGCCCCAGCAATATCGCAACGGCAGCGATCGCCGTAGCCTGCACAAGCGCAGACAGCTTCG